TTGCATTTTTAATTATGGCTTTTGCCTTTGCAATCATTCTACCAATTGGTATCGCTGTTTTGTAAAAAATCTTTGAGGATTTAAATTGACCGTAATCGTAATATTCACCCTTCTTTAATTTATACTTATTAAATTCTTGTGGTGTTAATACCTTTATAACTTTATTACCGGCCTTAACTTGTACTCTAGCATCAGTCGTAAACATAGTATCATCTATGTCAAAGATAGTCAAACCTTTGTTTGATTCTGCTAAATATTGTTCGAAATTTAATTCCATAGAGTATATTATAACACATTTTTAGTGTTTTGTAAAGGTATATACTCTATTTATAACAATATTTTATCGAAGAGTATCTTTTATAACCTCTATCTTATCTTGAGCTTCAGCAATTTTAGCAACTTCTTTTTCAATAGTTTCAACTAAATCACTATGTTCTCCAACACCTACTGAATTTCTAGTATATACTAAAATATTTGCTTTTGCTACTTCAATTTCTCCATTCAATTTTTGAATAAGAGCGTTCAATAAAAAATGTTGATGTTCCATATTACTTCCTCTGGTTCGGCCACATCTGGCGCCTTTTAAATTCGTTAATTGTTTCAACTAACTGTTTATCCCACTTATCTCTATGAGATACAAATATTTGTGGACCTCTATCACCTGCAATTGCAACAACCAATTGAGTAATTGGTATACCAGTTCGCTCTTCCCACATAATAGCATAAGCGGTTGCTTGCATATAATAACCTTTTATCCACTCTTCTTTCTTTTCTTTCTTTGAAGTTTTCCAATCGATAATAGATGGTTGTCCATTCCATACTCCAACTAAATCAACTCTTCCTGCTACACCAAGATGTTCTGAATAAAGAGCGCATTCCTGTCCCCAAACTTCAGTTAAGTTTTTATCAATCTCTGGTTTAATTTGATTAAATACAAACTCATCTTGAAACGTTTCTTTTTTAGCCATGTAATCTTCTTCATTATTAACATAAGCCTCTAGTATCTCGTGTACGCGCGTACCGCGTGTGGAAGCTTCTGAAGATATCCTATTAGCTTCTTCTTCACCAACTCTTGCTCTCCATTTTGCAATCGCTTCTTCAGATAAAATAGATAAGCAAGTAGTAATTGAATAATACTTATTACCTTTTGGGTCAGTATACTGCCGATACTTTGGTCCCGTTTCTGCTTTTAAATCATTATATCCTAAATCAACTATTCTATGATTAAATCTTCTTCCATAGTTGAGTACATCTGTTGTCATAACCATGCCATTATCCCCGTTAAAAAAGCTCCGAACAACATTCCATATAAGAATGCTTTATACTGAGCATATCCCATATCCTCTTTAGTGTATTCTTTTTTTAAGTATTTCAATTTCTTGCTCTTGCCTTTTATTTGGTTCTTTTACCTTTAATAATCTATCAAGGGCTCCTTGTCGTCTCTCAATGAGACCTTTTTTTCTCCACGCTCTTGTCATTTCGTTTTTATATTTCCTCTTAACCTAGGTGGTAATCCACTCTTAATTCTATCTTGTACTTCTTTCCATCCATCACCTGCTCTTCCAAGAACAGTTTTACCACCATCATAATCTATATTCATTTTAGAATAATATGATTGTACATTTGGATTTTCTTCTAAGAATTTTACTTTATCTTCATACGTCATAATCTTTTCAAAGACTTCATCAGTATCTTTATTTTTAAATTCATACGTTGGCATGTTTAAACCACTCCGGTATATCTCTATTGGTCCAAACCATATTGAACCGTTCTTGTTTAGTTTTGTAAAAAGCTCGATAAGATTTTACTTTATCTTCAAACATACATTCAGGGTTTGATTTCATTGCCAGTTTAAATTCTGTTTGAGGTATTATTGGTATATTATCTGGTATCGTGCTTAATACATTTCTTAATTTAGTATCACTACTATGTGTTTTATTGTATCTATATTTATATTCATCACAAAGAGCAATAAAATGTTTGTAATGCCACTGATAATTTGAAAGAGATTCCATAGTCCAAACTGTACAAGGATGATTATAATGTACAGCTTTATAGAGTTTATCCTCTCTCCAGTCATTGAGTATATAATGTTTAACCATTCTTTTTCCAGATTTAGATGGTCTAAGTTCCACATACCCATCGAGCATACGATGGGCAGTAGATAACATTTGTGCCGACTCAACAATCATTTTAACTACATGCTTATCGCATTGCTGTTGAGCCGCTTTCACTGGGTCATTATCTAATATAAAAATATTCATAATAATTTTTCAACTATTCCTACTATAGCTCTAAGTGCTATTGTAGCAAATATCAATACTAAAAATAAATCAATAACGTCAAATTGTGGTTCCATAATGTATATTATAACATATTTTTAGGCATATGTAAACCTATTTTTTCCTTTTCTTTTTAAGTCTATGCATTTTAGCATATAATCTGTGTTGTCTCATTTCTCGAATATTGTTCACTAATCTTCTTCTTTTTCTTGCTCTTGAAGATTTTATCATTCTGTCTGCTTGCTTAGTTAATTCCATAACTTCTCCTGTAATTAATTTAAACATAATAAACAGATTTTTTTCGATAGGCTTGCCTCCTTATTTAACTATGAGATTAGGAAAAGCATCACTAACTAATTTCTTAGTGATACCAGTGACTTTTAATTTTTTATCTTTTGCTAAACATAACATTTCTGCTTCATCTTTATGTAATGTTTCTAAAAGACTAACAAACATACTTTCACGTCTTATGGGATTTAAATCATTCCCTGTAGGACCTTTAAAGAAATATTTAAATCTCTTATGGCCTCTATATAACGTTTGGTATTCATATCCAGCTGGAGCATCGTCAGCTTCGTAAGGCGGTTTGCCTTCAGGTAATAATGATACTATATCAGCATCATAATTTATTCTTAGCACATCAGTAAGTGCTGGGTGTTTGTACTTTCTAAGATATGCTATTCTATCGTCTCTTGACTTTAGCTTTCCTGCTTCTTTAAGTACTTTTGAGATTAATGGTTTCGCCATTGTAAAATTCCTCCACTACTTCAATCAATTGATTACATCTCTTTTTTATTAAATAATTTAAAACTTTCATTCGCGGTGCGATTGGTTGTTCTATAAAAGTATTTATAATGTTATTTTGTATATCCTCAGGAATTTCAGCTAAATCAATTAACTTTTTATTCCTTTGATAATTCCTATAGGTATTCTCATCCATACATTCTCTAAGATTGTCAGATTTTTCTAACCAATCATCAATCCTTGTTTGTCTTAATGGTGATTGGCTTGAATCGCTAATAAATGTATCATCAGCTGATAGAACGTTTGGAATACCATCTCCAGAATCACCTCTCATAATATGATTAAATAAGTAAGTTCTTGGATTTCCATCCTTATCTTTTACTAATTTTTTCTGCATTGGTGAGAACTGTCGAACGTTCTTAAATTTTTGTAATTGTATAAAATCTTTATCTGATGAAACAATCATAACTGGTTCATCTTGGCCAAACTCTTGTGTACGATATACTAAAGTACCTATAATATCATCAGCTTCGCAGCCTTCAATATGTATAACTTTATATGGTAGATTTTGTTTAATTTCTTCTCTTACAGTATGGAGAGTATGAAATATTGTTGGCCAATCATGAGTATCATCATTATCTCTACCTTTTTTTCTATTTGCTTTATACTCTGGAAAGTAATCACGTCTCCATGTATTCATACCATCACAAGCAATAACCATTTGTCCATACTCATCTCTATATTTTTTATTATACATTCTTATAGAATTCAGTATCATATGCCTTATCATATCTTCATCATTTAATTTTTGTATAAAAATATTTGATAAAGCGATTTGGTTAAAATCAATTATTATCATCATCATCTCCATCTAAGTCAAAGTCAGGGTCAAAGAAAATTTCCATTTGTTCCATTTTTTCTCTGAGTTTTTCATTTTGCTCTGCTGTTTTTTTGATTTTTAGATGTAATCTATCCATTTCTCTGTGTAAGTCATGGGGTAAACCTAAGTATCTGTTTAGCATAGCATTAAATATATTCACTAAAACAAACATATCTTTTGATTCAGGATAGGCCTCATTTCTAAATTCCATTCCTTCAAAGATTTTCCAATCTGATAGAACACCATCTTGGATTACATGTTCGATATAACTGAGCATTTCTTGTGTCATTGCAACACATTCATCACTAGCTCCTTGAGCTGCTTCATAAGATTCTTGTAGGGTTGGTGGTAAACCATCAGAACTTTTTCTTAGTTTTTCATTATGGTCGTGCAGTGCCTTCTTTTTTCGTTCCTCAGGCGTCGGAAACTTAATTATTTTCGCCATATATAGTATATTATAACATATTTTTAGTCATTTGTAAACAAGTTTTTTACACTTTTTGCGCCAATACGTACATTAATGATACCATTATAATACTTATCACTACCAAGTACCTCTCTATCGAATTGTTCCTTAGCTTCCAGATATGCGCATTCACCCTTTGATTTACAGAGGTGAAGTATTTCCCTAAAGTATGTATCTTCTCCAACCTTTTCTCTTTCTTCATTTAAATGTTTATTTGACCCAAAGTAATCTCTCCAATCTGATTCTACTAGGAGCCTTTTCCTTCGTTTGCGTGTTTTTGTGATAGGTAGGGTTTTCTTGGACCAGAAAAATTTTTTTCCAATATATTTTCTATCCGTGCCACGATTAGTAATACAGTAAACAAACCCATAATAATCATCCGAACTAAAATTCTCTGGAGGTTCGAATGGTCTTCCTTCATAATACCAAGGGCTAATCATTTTCATAGTAGTTAAAGTCTAAATCGTCTTGTTCTTCTTCGTTTATGGGTTCACCACAATGCGGACAAAAATTCACTTTAACATCTCTATCGTCTGGTTTAATAACAAAATGATTAAAACAGTATTCGCAGTCCAATATCATTTAAGATAGGTCTCCAAATCTGTATAACCGCCAATATTTTTTCCGTCTATTTGTATTTGTGGAAATGTCCTTGCACCAGGAAATTTCTCAAATAATTCTTCTCTTGTAAAATCAGTATCTAACTGATAATAATTATATGTATGTAATCCTTGTTCAGAATTTTCACATGTTTGTTGTGCTAATCTTTTAGCCATGTCGCAATATGGACATTGTGTTTTTCCGTATATATCTATATTCATTTCATTGTCTCCTCAATAAATTTACTTAAAGTATCTATGTCACTATCAGATAACATACCAGCTTGAGCCCACATAGTTGAACTCATATTACCTACTGTTTCGTTATTTTTATATTGATATAATCGACCACTGATATAATCAGCATTTTGACCAGCCAGTTTTGGAAATACTCCCATACCTTGACCTTCATTACCATGACATGCAGCACAACCTGCCCATAGTCCTTTTATTGAACTAAAAGGGTCTCCTTCAGCTGCTAATCTTTTTCTTACTTCAATCTCAGCTGGTGTTCCATGTATTTTAACATATGCTTCATAACATTCGCCTGTACAATTATGAGTACTAGGGTACCCTTTATACTCTAGGTTATCATATGTATAATATAACAACCCACCAAAACTCAGCATAAATGCTGTTATTAATCCTTTCATTTAAATATCCATTGATTTAAAGCCATTACTGCGCCCATCAATCCTAACATTGTAAATTGTATGATTGACATAATTGCAACAATACTTAATTGTTTTTCAGCCCAAGGAGCTAACTCCTGTTCTTGCCATTCTTCAAATTGTTCAGGTGTGGCATCAGCAGGTTTATCTAAATTTAAAGTTAATTGCTGTTCATAACCCGACATTACATCAGCTGCGTCATCAACAGCACTTGGTCTTTTCCAAGGGTCTGGTGTCATAAAGATAATCCTTTTAGTGTTTTATCATCCACATCTTTTTTAACTCCACCAACAACATAAGAACTTATTTCTGTTTCTTGTGGAGCAACCTGAACATTTCCACCACCTATCCATTTTTCAGTCCATGGTAGAGGATTCATTTGAGAAACAGTATATGGACATTGTAAACCAATTGCTCGCATTCGTTTACATCCTATCCATTCAACATATTGTTTTAATATATTTTCATTTAGTCCAATCATTGAACCATTTTTAAATAAATATTCTGCCCACTGTTTTTCTTGTTCTATTACTTTTATATATAAGTCAATACATTCTTGCTCTGTTTCTTTAGCAATCTTTTCAAATTCTTTTTCATCTCTTTTTAAGAGTTTAAGTATTGTAGTTGTACCAGCCAAATGTGTATTCTCATCACGGGCAATAAATTTAATTATTTTCGCATTACCTTCCATCTTTTTAAGTTCAGCAAATGCCCAACTGCAGGCAAAGGATACGTAAAAGCGTACACCTTCTAGGGCATTCGCTGACATCATACACATCCACAAAGCTTTCTTGCTTGGCTTATTAATAAGGTCATCATAATATTTTGCAATATCGTTTCCACATTCTAAAATCTCTTTAACATCTAACATATTATCGAATACTGTACTTGGGTCAGGATATATATTTCTTATAATATGTGTATAAGACCTTGAATGAATTGTTTCAAAAAAGGACCATGTTTCAACCCAGTTCTCTAGCTCAGGTAATGAAACAATTGGTAAAAATGCGAGGTTAGGCGCACGGCCTTGTACTGAATCTAATAGGATTTGTCTTTTTAAATTAGATGTAAAGATATGTTGTTCATGTTTTGAAAGGCTATGAAAATCAGCTTTATCTTTTGATACATC